ACGGCCTTCGCGGCGGCATGCAGCGTGTCAAAGCCGACTATGAAAACGGCCTGTGCAACGTCAACGGCAAGCGCCCGAAATGCAACATGGTGGGCGATTGGACCCATGGCGATCAAGGCAAGGGCCGCAGTTTCTACATTGGCAGCAAAGAGGGCGGCAAGCAAACCAACCTCTACGAAAAAGGCCATCAGCTATTCGGCGAGAAAGACGCCAGCGGCTGGATACGCGCGGAACTGCGCTACGGCAACAAGCTGCGCGTGCTGCCCTCCGACATGCTCCGCCGTCCTGCGGACCACTTCGCGGGTGCCAGCGAATGGCATGCCGCATTGCTTGCCGAAGCAAACGCCTTGGCTATCCCCCAGCCCGTTCCCTGCGAAAAGCAACTCGCCATTCAAACCGTCGAAGCTGAGGTGACGCGCGTCATTCGCTGGGTCGCTACCACCGCAGGCCAGTCCCTGGCGCTGTTCGTGAAGTACGCCACGCTGGATCAGTTCGCGGCAATGGTCGATGGCCTGGGTAAGCCTGGGCGTCTGCGCAAGTTCAACAACCACGAAATCGCAAGCGCCTTTAACGCCGCTGCGGGTCGTGTTCTCAAGGGTGCAAGCGCTGGTCACGCATTCGCATAACCCTCAATCAAGACCAAAAGGAAACATCATGCAATTCAAGTCCGAAGTCATCGTTCACGGCGTCAAAGAGTCCAAGGGGACTATCGAAGGCCGCGAATTCTCCAGCACTACGTTCCACTGCGAAGTGGATCTCGCGGAAAACAGTGCGGGCCGCAGCATCGGCCGCGCCACGCGCCCTTTCAAGCTCGGCGACGCTAAGGAATTCGACAAGTGGTCGCACCTGGGCGAATCCCTGCCGCTGAAAGCCATCGCCACTTTCGAGATGGCAGCAGCCGCGCAGGACGGCACAAAGATGGTCCTTGTCGACATTCGTCCGGTGGACATGGCGAAACCCGCCAGCAAGGCCGGGGCCGTGTGATGCGCTACGTCATCCAGTCCGCGACGACAGGGGCGTTTCTCGCCCCGAACCCCGAAGACGGGCAGCCGGAATGGGTGATGTTGCTGCGTGATGCCTGCCCGGTCGAAGACCTCGAAAGCTGCGCGCAGTTGATCGAAGACCACGCGGAACCCTTCCACCGGGCCTATGTGGTCGATCTGACCCAGCTCCACAAACCTATTGAAACCTGAGAAGGGATTGATATGCCTGATTTTATTAAGGCTCGCGTGGCGTTGATTTCAGTTGGTGTTTTCTCGTCATCGGCACCTGCATTTGCTGAATTAACACCCGAAGCGGCGGCTGAGATTGCCAATTATTCCGCTGACACCATCGCGGCAATATTGCTCATTATTTTTGCTGGTGTTTCTATTTGGGCGCTGAGGAAGCTTGGAAATTATTTTGGTTGGTTTTGATTGCTGCGGGAAGTCTTGCGCGCAGGGCTTCCCGGTGCAATTTCGCACCTTCAACCTAAGAGGAAATCTCATGATCAATCAAACACGCAACATCGTTCGCAAATTCGGTGCTAAGGCCGCTGCCGGCGCCGCCCTGGTGCCCGTGCTGGTGGGCACTGCTCACGCCGAACTGCCCGCTGCCGTGTCCACGGAAATCACCACGTACAAGACCGACGCTTTGGCCGCTCTGGCGCTGTTGATGGCCGCTGGCGTGGCGATCTGGGGCCTGAAAAAGCTCGGCTCCAAGATGGGCTGGTTCTAAGCCATGGCAGAGCCCACCACTACCGAGCCGATCACCGTCACGGTGGTGGTGGAGCCTGCGCCCGCCGACCCCGAACGGATTGGCGATATGTCGGCCCTTTGGGGCCTTTTTCTTGTCGCCGCTGTCGTCATCTTCTGCATGCGGCGGCTACTGGACCTTTTCCGCGTTGATGCGGATAACTGATCAGGGCGAAACATGTATGCCAAGCTCAATCGAATTGCAATTCGCATTGCTCTCTGCGTTGCTGCTTTGGGTGGCGTTTCGGTAGTAAATGCTGGCTATGCTCAACTTGCACCGCCTCCAGGGTTTTCTGGCGGTGCTGGTGCATTCGGCTATGCCGCTGCCGCTAATGATCAGGTGTTTGGGCGTGTCATCCACCAGTCTGGCGCGCTTACTGCAAACGTGGGCGGGCAGGCGGTCAAGATGCCAGCGGCATATAGGCTTGCTGCTAATGCTCCGCGCATTGCTGCACAGGCTATCTTTTTGCATCCAGGAATTCGTACTGCTGCGGGCGTCGCTTTGTGGCTCGGTGCGGGCAAGTTGGTTTGGGATTCTGCGGAGAATATTTGGCGCGAGGTTTCGGAGCCGGTAGAAGGCGGTGACCTTTTCTGGTGGTATGCGCCGAATAAGTATTCTTCTGCCGATGCGGCGTGTAGGGCTGCATATGCTGCACTTGTTACAAATCCCGATGCGTATCCTTACGCTGGTTATGAGCTGACTTCGGCAAAGAGTGCGAATTGTCGGCATTCCTATAAAAATCTTCCTAATGCTGCGCCGCAGACTTTCGCGAGTGTCTCTGCGCAGTCCAGCGGTACTGGGCTTGTTTGTCCTGCTGGGTGGGCAAGTACTCCGGCTGGGTGTTTGAGTCCTGCTGTTCAGCAGCCGCGATTTGAGGAGTTGTTGAACCCTGCAAATCAGCCGGGATGGCCTATGCCTGATTCCGTCCCTCAGGAGTTGCCCCCTGGTACTGTCCTTCCTGTGGAGCAGCCATTCATTAATCCTGCGCCTGGACCTAATCCGGCACATCGGCCGCAGTTCGTTCCTACGGGCAATCCGGTGCCTAATCCGAACTATGACCCGAATAGCCCGGTGGGGCCTGCCAATCAGCCTTATTTGCAGCCTGGGGTGCGCATCGTCCCCAGCCCGACTCCTAGTAATCCGTGGCAGGTGGATATGCAGCCTGTCGATCGTCCGGTGGGTTCTGCCGACCCGAATCCAGACCCACAGCCCGATCCTGAACCCGGTGATGGTGATAAGCCTAAGCCGGAGGATCAGCAAAGCCTTTGCGAAAAACACCCCGATATCTTGGCCTGTTCGAAACCTGAACTAGATACTCCAGAAGACGAAATACCACGTGAAACCCGTGATGTGAGTTACCAGCCTGAAAGCCTTTTTGGCGGTGGCGTGTGCCCGTCTAACAAAACTATGAGTACGCATGGCATGCAGCTCACGGTTTGGGATTGGCAAGAGAATTGCGGCTATATCAGGGGCTATTTTCGGCCGGTTATCATGGTGCTTTGCGCTATCGCGGCATTCTATATTGTTACTGGTGGAGCGCGTCAATCATGAAAATTGGCACATGGCTCCTATCTCTGGTGCAGCCCATGATTGGGCGCATCCTCGCCGCGATTGGCTTCTCGGTGGTCACCATCACCGGCTTTCAGGTGGCGGTCGCCACGCTGAAAGCGCAGTTGGTGAACTCGGTCACTTCGCTGCCGTCTGATTTGCTGAACCTGTTTCTGATTTCCGGTTGTGGTGAAGGCCTGGGCATGATCACTGCGGCTATTGCGGTGCGCGTGCTGCTCTGGCAGATTCAGCAGGGGACAAAGCTCCTCGGAGTGAACCCGCAATGATCACGATCATTACAGGTACTCCAGGTGCAGGCAAAACCCTCTACACGATAGAAAAGCTCCTGTTGCCGATCGTCGGCAAGACCATCAAGCACATAAACGAGCATGGCGCGGAGGTCGAGTTGCCGCGCACGATCTACACGAACATCAACGGCCTGCAAATTGATCATGAGTTAATTGACGGCGGCGAAAATCAGGGCCTTCGTGACTGGCACAAGTGGGCCAAGCCTGGATCTGTCATCGTGTTCGATGAGTTCCAAAAAAGTTGGCCTCCGCGCGCCAATGGCTCCAAGGTGCCTGACGACATACAGGCCCTGGATACTCACCGGCACATGGGCGTTGATTTCATTCTCATTACGCAGAGCGTGATGAACACCGACCGGCATATACATGCTCTGGCGGGCCGTCATCTTCACGTCCGTCGCGTTGCAAACATGAAAGCGGCGGTGGTTTATGAGTGGGACCATGTGAGCCGGTCGCTCATGTACTCAAAGGCGATCAGCAAAAGCCCATGGCGCTACAGCTCCAAGGTATTCAAGCTTTACAAGAGCGCCGAAGTCCACACAAAGCAGCCGCGCAAGATACCTACATTGATGTGGTTCATCCTGGCGGGTGTTGGCGTGTTCGTGTATCTGTCGCCTACCACCTTCTCGCGCTTGTACGACCGCATGAATCCGAGCGCTAAGCCTCAGGCAGTCAGCCAGGTCAAAACGGAGCAGGGCGGCGCAAAGCCTGCTGCGTCAGCGCAGGTGCACGCGCCCGTGACTGCTCCAGCGGTGGCCAGCGTGCAGGCCCCCGATGAGAGGGTTGATTTCATGCCAAGGCTGTCCGATCGGCCTTGGACGGCTCCGGCATATGACCATCTGCGCACCGTGGTGCAAGTGCCGTATATCGCGGGCGGCGTTTGTATGTCTGGCAATTGCTCATGCTTCGCTGGCGATGGCTCGCGGCTGGAAGTGTCGAGCTCGGCTTGTGCGGATTGGATCAAGTCCAGGCCATTTAATCCGTATCAGGCGCCACCTCCGCCAGCGCCTAACGCGGTGGGCGCTGTCGCCGGTACTGCTTCGGCGTATACACCGTCTGCACCGGATCAAAACGGTTCTGTTCGCGGCGAGTCCGTAGCCTCAGTACCGATGCCTTCCGGCGTGCAGAACCCGCGCGCTGATTCCCGGCCAGTCTCACCACTGCCGCCAGGATCACCAGTGCACCCAGAACAATCCACGGATGGGCGATTACCCATTGCGCCGCCTTCGTTATTGAGTCCATACCGACGAACATAACACTTCTGGGCTAAAACTTGCCCGTTGCGCCTGCGCAATCGGCTGTATTCGGGGCCTTCGGGCTGAAACCCGCCAGCGTGGCCAGCGTATTTACCAAGGTGCGCCCAGCTGGCGTTCGATCTTGGTCTTGGTTCCTCGGTGAAGGTCGAATGAGTCGCCAGCCTCCGCACGTTGATATGTTCTGAGCCCTACGCCGCATCGCTTGGCGGCTTCTGGCTGGGTCAATCCCAGTTCAATGCGTCGCTTGTGGATGTAGGTTGTTGGCTTTTTTCTGTACGGTCCGCGAATCGCCATGGTTCTCTCCAATGACGCCAGTTAGGCCTGGTTCGATTTGATGTTGAACACGTATCTGTCGAAAGCCTCGCGCATGTCGCGCAGGTGCTGTGCAAAGCCGTTGAGCTTGCGCGGTGCTTCAAACTCCAACGCCCTTTGAGCCTTGCGCACCAGCTTGCCCAGCTTCCGCGCCCGCTGGGTCGCCTCGCGCACCCATGCCGGGGTGCTGCGCTTCATGGGGTATGCGATCCGCCCAGCAGCCGCGAAAGCCGCGCCGCGTGCCGCGCGAATGGCCCGCAGGATGCGCGTAGTAGGGCGGGGCAGTGCCCACACAAGGCGATGGCCCCATTGCAGCACGAGCTGGAGCGCGAGGGCTTCGGGGTGGCGGCGGTAGTTTTGGGCGATCACGTCTGCTCTCCTTCGTCGGACATGGATGCCACGCATCGCGTGGTGGCCATGTTCGCGAAGAGCGCCTCGACAGCGGGGACGGCCAGTTGTCAAGGGGGCGCGCGGAAGCCGCACGCGGAGCGCAGGCGAAGCCGAGCACCGAACGGGTGAGCACGGCGGCGAAGCCCTTGCCCTTGATAAATGGACGGCACTGCGGTAAATCGATCCCTGCGCTATGCCATGGGGCGCTGCCCGGCTAGACTTGCGCGCCAGGAGGGGCTGTTACATGGATGAAAAGGAATATTGGCGTAGGTTCCGCGAAGAGCAGGCTCTTGCTCGTCGGCGGGCCATGTCTAAGTACACCTACGTTCCTAACTGGGTTGTTCCCTTGGCAGGGGATTCTTCGGAGTCCGTGCGAAGCCCTGATAAGGGCCGTTCTGTGAGCTTTTCCGGTTTCCGCATCTTGCTTGCATTGCTTGTTGCTCTTGCGGCCCTGGCTGTTCTCTGTCGGGCTCTTGGGCTGTTCTAGCAAGCCTGAAAAAACGGGCGGTTTGCTGCACCTCCGTGCCGGGTGTCTAGCAGTAGCTCAAGCTGGTTGATGCGCTTGCGTAGCTGCGCATTTTCCCGGGCCAGCGCATGCGCGTGGCCTGCCTGCATTGCGCCGTAGTTTGCCGCTTCGCAGTCGGCGGCGGATCGGCCCCAGCGTGTCTCCCAAAACAGTGACAGCATCACCGCCCTGGGTGCTTGATCGGCTGCTATGTAGCGCTCCATCGTGCGCTGCGTAATGTCAAGGTGCGTTGCGATCTGGCGTGTAGTCGCCGGCAAGTCGCCAATCAGGAGGCGCAGTGGCGGCAGTCCTGCGCGAGATGGTGAGCGGAACATGCCGTCACGCTACCCATGCACATGCAATTCGATCTGTCAATAAGGGAAATTTCTTTCGTGCTGTTCGTCGTGCTACAGCCTTGATAGCGAATTCTGTCAGGTTTGTGATTAAACATAATATACATCGTATCTAGTACGCCAGCGGCTGGGCCTGCGGCACCACGATTCCGAAACCCGCGCCCAGCTTGGGGAGCGCTTCAAGGCGATGCGCCTGAACCTGGGATGGGACCGGGCCACCTGCGCGAAAAACTTTCACGTCACCGAGCGGACTTTACATAACTGGGAAACCGGTAAGAACGACATCCCGTTCACAGCCTACAAGCTGCTGCGCCTGCTGAACCGGATGGAGCTGCCCGGCGACTCGTGGCGCGGCTGGTACTTCCTCGGGGGCACGCTCTACACCCCCGAGGGGCACCCGCTCACGGGCCAGGATGGCTCCTGGTGGTCGCTCTTGGTGCGCCGGGCCGCCATGTTCGATCAGCTCTGCACCCGGGTGCATGGGGGCGGAACGGTGGGCGCGAGAACGCCCGGGGGGGCCCCCGCCTGCGGGGCGGGCCCGGGCGCGAGCGCGGCCGCCGTCCCCACGGCGCCAGCCGGGGGGCGGCGCGAAGCGCCGCCGCCCCTAGATTTATCAATAGAACATATCTGTACCAACGGTGATGTACGTAGCAGTGCCGTTTCTCCGAGGAAATCGGACTCAAACCTCGCTCCAGCGTCGGCGGATGCTACTAACCTGATAGCACCCGCCTTGCCCCCTAGGGGTTCAAAGTGGTACCATTTTGAACCATGGCATTCTCCGTCCGACTCTCCCCCGATCTTGAAGCCGACGCCCGCGCCCGCTGCGAGCGGCTGGGCATCAGCCTCAACGCCCTGGTGGCCGTGGCGCTTGACGATTACCTTCGAGGTGGCGCTGGCGCAGCAAGGCCACCAGACGGCGATGCAGGCCCCGCGGAGCCCACGCCCGCCCCTGCCCCTCGCCCTGCCCGAGAAAAGCCCGCCAAAGCTGCCCCAGGGCCCCAGCTCAACCGCCAGCAACGCCGCTGGCTGGCCTCCCGCAAGGGGTGAGCCCCCGGGCAGTCCAGGGGAGGCGGGGGCGAACCCCGTCCCCGAAGTCCCCGTCCTGTCGCGCAGCGTGCCCCCTGCCTGGGGCCTGACGCTCCCAGCGCGCCCGCAACACCCATCCCCGCCCGTCCGGCACGCCCCTGCGGCGTCTGTCCCGCCACGCCCCGGCAACGGCCCGCCGCGAGCCACCCCAGCGGGATTAACACAGACGGTGAATCCGCGCCCCGGGAAAACGGGATTCGATTATGTGGATAACCAATATGAAACTATTATCTCGGGACGGGGGAGATAATGCCCTATACATCGTATCTACCAAACTGGCAGCTGAGTATCCGTCGCCACAACGCCGACATCCGCACCCAGCTCAGGGAACGATCCCACCCTCCGCGTAAACATTCAGTGACCGGCCCTTTTCAATTGACTACGATGGCTGGCATGTCCCAAACACTCTCCACGTCACCTATCTCCTTCGGCCATCACGGTCGCGTGTGTATTGTCACGGGCGGTGCCCAGGGCATTGGCGAGGCCTGCGTGCGCAGGCTGGCGCGCGACGGTGCCAAGGTGGTGATCGCAGACATGGATGATGCCCGCGGACGTGCGCTTGCCGATGCGGTGCCGCAAGCCGCCTACATTCATTGCGATGTGGGCAACAAGTCCGAGGTGGATGCCCTGGTAGGTCAAACCATGGCGCTGCACGGGCGCATCGACGTATTGGTCAACAACGCGGGCATCTTCCGCGCTGCGGACTTTCTGGAGGTGACCGAGGAAGACTTCGACGCGGTACTGCGCGTGAACCTCAAGGGTGCCTTTCTCATGGGCCAGGCCGTGGCACGCGAAATGGTGCGCTCGGGCGGCGGCAGCATCGTGAACATGAGTTCCGTCAACGGCGTTCTGACCATTCCGAACATCGCCAGCTACAACGTGAGCAAGGGTGGCATCAATCAGCTCACCCGCGTGATGGCGCTGGCGCTGGCGGACCGTGGCATCCGCGTGAACGCGGTGGCGCCCGGCACCATTGCCACGGAACTCGCCGCGAAGGCCGT